TTTTATTGTTCATATCTTTTGTTCCTTTTTGTTCTATGTTTAAAAAATCTTTAAGTGGTACTTTATATCTACTATAACAATCACGACCAACAGTCGTTAATGCTCCTCTAGTTTTGTTTTGGTTTAATACTAGCATTACATCACCATCTGTAAAATTCATACTACTACAGCGTTTGTTATCCATAAGCTCGCAAAGACCTTTAAGTTTTTGTATCTCATTGTTTGTAATTTTTTTATAATCAAATATTATTGCAACATCAATCATGTCTGTTGCACTCTTTATTTGGTTTATCGTTATCATACTTGCTCCTTTGTTTAGGTTTATTGTTTACGCCTCGTATTATAACAAAAAGTCTTCCATAATACAAGACTTTTCTTTGATTATTTAAAATACTAGGTTTTCATCGGTGCTTTTCCAAAAGCTTTCTATCATAAACTGTCCTCTAGCAAGGCATTGGAGCATAGTACAACAATCGGATTCGATAAAATCACCCTCCCTTGCTAATACTGGTATTTGCCCTCATAACTTTCTTCTTTTTCTCTTCCTCGGTTTGATTCAATCCCAAGAACATGGTAGCATGTGAGAATTTTCTCTTGTCTTCAGAGAAATTGCTCCTAGTAAGAGTTTCAACTTTGACACTGTCAGCATCAGTCTGTGTGGGAGTTATTACCAGTGGTAGATTTAATTCTTCGTCCAAAGACCAATTTCTTAATGCTTTCCACTTGCTGTTTTCTTGATGGCGAAATTCAGTGTTGCCTTTTTCTGGCAGTAGAATATCAGCATAATCAATTATAACAACATCAGCAATGAATCCTTCCTTCCTTTTCCATTCTTTGCAAACAGCTTTGAGTTCTGAAACAGTTACTGAATCTGTGGGGTAACACTTTAATTTGAAGTTTGTGTTGCCAATTAGTTCCTTAAATAGGTTTCTAACTTTGATACTCTCCTCATATGTCAATGGCTCTACTTCGTCCATTTGGTCATATACCACTTCAATTATGTCATCAATATAACATGCTTTGATTGGATACTTTATACTTTTACAGTATTTAACTTTGTTTGATTTCTGTGCCAATGTGATACAAATTCTAATAAGCATTTGTTCTTTTGACATATCACCAACACCGAAATAAACCACATTATTCATATACTTCAAAGCTTGCAGAAGAATGTTAATTGTGAAGAAAGTTTTACCACGTTTTTCAGGAGCCATTATCCCAACCAATGCACCCTTTGTAAGGAATTCATTAAACATCTGTCCAAATGCACCAGAGTATTTTAATAAAGGTTCAGTAACGTTCCTAAATGCACTCTCAATGGCTTCATCATCTTCAAAGAAGTCCAGCACCTTGTTACTTTCCAAAGTGATGTTTGTATGATTTTCAACAATTTCCTTGGCTCTTTCAATGTTATCCAAAGAATCAGTAATACTCATTGCAGTTTGTTTCAATCTGTTTCTTTGAAGATGCTCCACTGCTTCCTTAATCTCAAAGTCAACATCCTCAACAACTGAAAGTTTTTCATATTTATCTGAGAGATTTGACAGAAAATCCTTAGTCTGTTCCTGAACCTCTTCAGACAAACCACTAATTTTATTTATAAATATTTTTTGAATATTCTTCCTAGGTGCTTTTTCAAATTCCCTGTAGTAATCAACACACCAATCACACACGTTTGCAACCATCTCAACATTTAATAATTCTGAATCGTGAAATTGGCTATACTCAGAAATAAAGTCATCATTGGTTATAGCATTCAGACAAATCTGAATTTCCTTTTGTATCATTATCTTTTTGACCTGCATTTATTTTATTCCTTTTGTGTTTATAGATTTAAAGTTATACGGTTTTGAAAACCTAACACCAAACGTAATTTCAAAGGTGGATGGTGTAATTTCTGTTGTATAAATTGTTTCTTTGTTTGCGTTATGCCTAAAGAGGACAAGTGCTTTTAAGATTGCTATTGAAATGGGATTCATATTGATTGTCAATTCATCAAACATAAGAACACCATCAAAATTTTTAAGTTCACTTACCATTTCTTTGAGGTTTATGAATGAGAGTATATCAAATACAGAACCATGTACATATTTAATTTTTTTAGTCATTGCATAGTTTTTCAGAAGTTCAATAGCAATAATTGTTTTTTTATTAAAAGCATCACCAAACAAAACCATTTGAATGTTTGGCTGGACAAATGCTTTCTTGACCTTGTCCACGTTGTATATACAATCAGAAGTTAGATAGTACTGTGGTATATAGGAGTTCCCAAGTCTGCTCTCCATACGAGCCATTTCGTTTTTTGCATCAGCTTGTTTCATATATTCAGTGTAACAATCAAAACACATGATTGGGTTTGCTATCACACCTATCCACTCGGATGATAGTTTGACCGTGCAGACTTCCTTTTGACACGCCTTGCAATGATACTGGCTTTTAGTTTCAGGAAGCTTCCACCCATACTTCTCCGCTTGTTCCAAAATATCCTTATTGCAGTCAATTATCTTAGTGTAATACGCCTTCTTATTTAGCTTCATCATAATCTATCCCTTGTTTTTTGTATTGATTATTCCACCATTCTGTATCTTCATTTTCAGAAGTAGTGGGTTTGTTGACACTTATACTTGGTTTGAAAAAACATTCCACAAAATTATTCAGTACTTTTTCTATGTTGGCATCACTCTTAATTAACCAATCAAAGCTGAACCATCCAAGGTTGTCAGATACTCCAAGCACTTTTGAAGTTTCTATTTTTGAGAATACCTCATCCCATACAGATTTTTCAGAAAACGTTTGTAATCTAGAATTAATCTTTTTTATAACAGCATCATTAAAAACTCTCTTGGATGGGAGATATTGCTTTAACTTTGCAATCCTATTCCAATTATTGAATATTTCTTTTTCTGGTGTTATAACTTCTATATCGGTATCCTCTTCAGAGAAATCAAGCTCAAATGAATTATCTTTTTGTATATTTTTTATTATAGTATTATTTAGTTTAGTATTACTCTGTGCTATAATTTTTGTATCACGGTCGGAGCTAATTTTTGTATCACGGTCACTTGTCATGAATTTTATGCCTTTTTTGTTTATTACATAATGAACGCACCCCCAATTTCCATTGCGGTTTTCTTGTTTTCCTTTAGATATCAATTTAGACTTAATAAGCTCATCAAGATATTTACTAAGAGTGTTGTCGTGAGAAACTTTAATTGCTTCTTTTAGGTTTTTTCTGTAGAATTTCCAATCATTTGGTTTTGACATCATGTATCCCAATAATGCTATCGCATTGCCAGATAATCCCATGGTAAATATCCAATTTGGAATCATGGTAAATCCTGTTATTATTTCTTTTTCTTGCATCTTAAACTCCTTTACCAATCATATCCAATAATTAATTTCCATTTGTTGTCAATATATCCAATTTTCTCTAATTCCCTTATATGTGGGAATATACGAACAGGTCCAGTAACTAAAAACAAATCTTCTAATGTTGTTATTATGTTCTTGGAGTGATTGTCTATCATTCTGATGATAATTAACTTGGCAATAGGTGAAATTTTGGTATCCTCTAACAGCCAATTCATTATTATTGTGAAACCCTCCTGCGTTTTGTTCTCACAGGTAAAATGGTCTGAATCCCCAAATATTTCTTTGGTTTTCAAATCGTCTTTTTCTTCTATCATTATCTTTCCCTTCGTTTTATTATTTCGTTTATCATAAATGTATCATCATCCTCAATTGCTTTTACATTTTCACCAATCAACGTTTTTTGTATTACTTTGTTTTTACTCCTTTGCATTGCAATAATAGCTTCATCAACAGTGTTGCTAGCTATCATCTTATATATCATTACATTTTCTTTCTGTCCAATTCTGTGTATTCGGTCTTCCCTTTGTGCTTGTTTCATAGGGGAGTAAGCAAATTCAATAAACAGCATATCACTTGCATTTGTCATTGTCAAACCCTCAGACATAGCGGAATTTCCTGCAATGATTTTTAGTTTTCCTTTTTGAAACATGTTTACATATGTATTTCTGTCATTAATGTCTACCGCACCATAAATTAATCTTATGTCATTTTTAAAATGTTCTTTTAACATTGTCAATGGTAGTATGTGTTTTGTGAACACCACAATTTGTTTCTTTTCCTCTAAAAAATTCTCAATCCACTTGATTGCAACACTCATTTTTCCTGTTATCACTGCCTTTTGCAACTCGTTACGTTTCAATATGAACTCCGCCTTTTTTGCTTTCTTGGTGAGTACCTTTACGTTCTCTTCGTAAAAGCTTATAAAGTCAGTTTCGATTACATTATACTCTTTTCTGTTAGAGATTTCAATCAATAATTCAGTATATCGTTTTTCTGGTAATTCAGTCAATACATCTTTTTTCAATCTTCTAATCATATAGTGTTTATTTAAAACGTATTGCAACTTATTAAGGTTCTTCGCTCCCTTGTATGAAGTACCATATCCTTCTACTTTTTGGGCACAAAACTCGTTTGCAAATGCATAAAAATTCCACTGTCCCTTGGAAAGTATGTCAATTGTAGTCCATATCTCAACTGGGAAATTCTCAATAGGACTTCCAGATAAAAGGATTACGCTGGGAATGTGTTTGGACATTGCTGTCACATATTTTGTTCTGTTGGCATCTTTGTTCTTTAGTTTATGACTTTCATCACATATGATTACCTTGGGCTGTACAGCCATTATTTCGGCACTTCTTTTGCCGATGATGTCATAGTTGATAATATTGATATTAGGGGAAATTTGATGGGTCACAGACGTTCCATTGATGATGAATGCAGTCTCACCAATCCATTTCTTGATTTCAGCTTGCCAATTCAACTTTAAGGTTGCAGGACATACAATCACAGCAGGTCTTAATTCTGGATGTAAAGCAAGATAGGCTATTGCTTGTATCGATTTGCCCAGACCCATTTCATCCGCAATTAAACCTCTTCCTTTTTTCGATTCTAAGAATCCAACACCCTCTTTCTGATAATCTCGTAAAATGTTTTCTAATAGTGCAGGATACTTGTGTTCATAAGTTGGTTTTATATTAGTATAAACTTTCTTTTTGGTTTTATACTTGTTGATAATATACAGAAACGATTGATAATGGGTGATTGTAAGAGTTTTTTGATTTAAAGGTGTATTCTTAAGAAATTTACGCTCATTTTCAGTAAGTGCTTTAGAGTTCTTGAGTTTTTTTATTTTTATTAGTATTTCTTTTTTATTCATAATTTTTCATAATAAAAAACCCCTTGCTAGTGTTAGTAACAAGGGGTTCCAGTCAGTTTATTACTGACTTTCCCATCCATAATAGCCAATGAGAATGTCAATAGCCACCTTATTAACTGACGTGTTCTGGGAATTGGCATCTGCGAACAGTTGCTCTCTTAAACTTAACGGCAGGTTCAGTCCCACAGCCTTCATTTCTTCTCCAAATATTTTCTTTGCACTCATATTTTTACTCCTTTATTATTTGTTTAAATGATAAGGTGGGTGGGCATCACATCCCACAAGCCATGGTCATTTCGCCACAGTAGATAAGTCACTTTACCCGTTTCACGTATTTGATTACTGAACTCATTACCCAAGTCTTGACTGGGGATATCCTTAATACAGACATCAAACCACCTTAAATTGTATTTTATTTTTTAATGAGCCTTTATTGTATCAAACAATTCCCTATAATGCAAGAACTTTTTTTAATTATTTGTATTTATATACTCTTTGACCTCTTTTAATTCCTTTTCATCCATGTCAGCGGGGTCATCAGCATCTAATTCTATCTGCTCAACTTCAGAAAATCCTGCTAGTTTATAACTAAGATAGTCCAATTCTTTTTTTGCACCTCGGTCAAAGACAATAAACAGTTTTTTAAATTTTCGTAGTAAATTAATCTGTTGGTTGGTAACTTTTGTACCCAGTGTAGCCACACAGTTATCACCAATCCTCCAGCAATCAAAACAACCCTCAACAACTGTAACCCAATCATTTTTACAGTTGTCAATATTGTATAAATTGTGTTTCAAAGGGGAAACCTCCCGCTCTGGTTCACATGCTATGTATCGGAGTTTGTTTACCCCCGAATAATCTCTGGTTGTATAACTTACAGTTTGACCATTGACTATTAGAGGAATGAAAATTCTATTTGCCATCCTGCTGTGTAGTGTGGTCGTTTTCAAACTGTATTTCTTTTCAAGATACTCTGCATCAAATCTTCTATATTTGAGATATTCAGCACCAAGAGGATTAAAACCTTCGTCACAAAACGGTATTTCACATGATTTATTATTATATACTTTTTTCTCAATTACAACCTTTTTCCCACTAATGGTAAAGAACTGTTCCTTGATTTCGTTCCAATTCATGCTTGACAGCTTGGTGAGTACCTTAAATTTTGAATGGTTCCCACACTTCCAACAGTAGAACGCCTGTGACTCTTCATTGAATCCTAGGTAGTCCCCAGTACCTCCACAAAAAGGACAGTATATTTGACACCATCCCCTTTGGAGTTTTGATTTTATTTTGTGGACTTTACAGAATTTTAAAAAGTCTAGTTTTTCAAATTTACCCATTATCTATTCCTTTGGCTTATAAATATATCAAAAATCCACGTAAATTGCCATTTTTTGCAAGAGTTGCATTTGATTTATTTCTTTCATGATTAAACAGATTTATTCCTTTGCTATTGTGATACTCTTTTACGTCATCAGTTTCTAAATCCCAGTAAAGAATACTCTCCCAATAAGTTGTTTTGTCATATTCTTCTATATTTAAAAAAGTAACTCGACTCTTAGAATCAAATTCCCTTATAATACTAATTCTATCGTCACCTTGATATACACAGTTTCCATGGATGTCATATTTTCCGTTAGGTTCGTTCATTTTATTTCTCCTTTATTTGTTATGGGTGACAGTATAACAAAAAGCATTAAACAATACAACACTTATTTCCCTTTATTTTGACTAGACCGAAAAAAGTGCTAAATCAGGAAGATAATGAAAGACCTAATTTAGCACCCTAAAGGATTTGGCGTATGATACCCTTTTATGTTGTGTATTATAACATTATTAAACATTTAACACAAGATAAATTTTATTTTTTATACAATTATTTTACTTTTTGACTAATATTTACTTTTAATTAATGTAAAACCTATAAATTTCTCAGTTTTAACCCATCCATACCATACCATTTCATCATTATTTGATGTCGGCACAAGTACCTCCACATAATCTTTTTTTGCATCTTTAATAACAAAAAAAGCATCTGGATTAAGTATTAGATTTGGATTTGTTGTCATTGCTGTTCTGCAACTTGACAGCAATGCGATTGATATCAGCAAGAATAGAATCCCGCTTTGTTTTATCCAGTTCAGTTTGTTTAATTTTTCTATCATTTTGTTTCTCCTTCTTCATGTCGTTTCTGTCCATAATAAATTCAGCCACCCTTAACAATATGTCAACTATTTTCATCATATTAATTCCCTTTCTGTTTCTGTTCAAAATAACCACCCTCACCACTTCATAAAAGTTATTGAACGTTGTTCTGAATCAGATAATTCTATAAATTTCAGCTGTTGCGGTTCCACAAATCTTAATTTTTTATCATCACAAATCACACAATTAATCGCATGTCGTGTGATACTCATATTGGGTAAATAATGTATCTCCGCAATAGCAATAGCATTTGATTTTTTTGGTTCGTTTTGTGCATGACAAATATTCCCAAGAGCTTGAAACATATTTGCGTATTTATCGCAATCCCAAGAAGTCTCATAATCCCAACAGTTGAAATTCTTTAATATTGTTTTAAAAAAATCAAAAAATTCCTTCTCATACCATTCTGAACTCGCTACAAAAAAATTATCGTCTCCTCTGAATATTCTATGAAATTAACAATCTTTCAAAATTGGGGTTATCTCTTAATGTAATCAAAATCTCTAAATAAGTGATTGTCATTTTGGCACACTTTCATTTACATCATACGGAATTGGAATACCAGAAGTTTTGCACCCTTGGCAGGTA